GGATCGGTCATGTGGCCTCCGCAGAGTAGAGAGTCAAAAATAACAAGGAGAAACTCATGGCCGTAGTAAGATTTGCAAACTTGGAAATCGTCGATGACATTTTCATGCCGACGATGTTGAACGCCGCGCTCGAACTGAACGCGCTTATCGCTTCCGGAATCGCCGTTGCCGCTGGTGACATCACCGCGTTTCTGTCGAATCCGAATGGTGGACGGACTTTTAATCCGCGCCATTACAATCCGCTGACCAATGACGAGCCGAACATCAGCTCGGACGATCCGGACAGCAAGTCCACGCCGAAGAACCTGACCGGTTCCAAACAGACGTTGGTGCGGCACTCCCGTAACCAGTCTTGGAGCTCGATGGATTTGGTTGCCGCGCTGAACGGTAACGATCCGGTCGGTGCGATTCGCGCCGGTATGTCGAAGTATTGGCAGACCGCGACTCAGAACCTTTCTTTCGCATCCCTGCTGGGTCTTCTGGCAGATAACGTTGCTCATGATAACGGCGACATGCTGATCGACCTGTGCGCTCCTACCACTCAGGCCGCAATCGATGTTGGCGCGAACGTGTTCGCCAAGGAAGAATGTATCGATGCGCTGGCTACTCTGGGCGACCACATGGGTCAGATCACCGGCATGGGCGTTCATTCGATGGTTTATGCTCGGATGCTCAAGAACGACCTGATTGACTTTGTTCCGGACAGCGCGACTGGCTTCCAGATCGCAATGTACGGTGACAAGCGCGTCATCGTTGACGATGGCCTGACTCCTACCGCCTACAACATCAATTCCGGCGGCGTTGCTGTTCCTGCCTACCGCTATACAACGGTTCTGTTTGGAGCCGGTGCTCTCGGTATGGGTATGGGATCGGCCAAGGTTCCGCTTGAAGTGCTTCGTGACCCGACTGCCGGCGACGGTGGTGGTCAGGAAACCATCTTCTCCCGTGTCGAGCAGGCTGTGCATCCGTACGGTTTCGAGTGGCTCGGTGCAAGCATGGTTGGTGCAAGTCCGACCAATGCCGAGATCAAACTCGCAGCTAACTGGAACCGCACCTTTGAACGCAAGCGCATCCCGCTCGCCTTCATCCAGTCCAACGGCTAAGTTGGAGCAGGGCTCCCGCCTTCGGGCGGGGGCTTTATGATTTCAATCGAACCCAAGGAGTAGGAAAATGGCAAAGAATCAGAATTCTAAGAAGGCCGGACAGAACGGCGCAACGGTTCAGGAAAGCGCAATCACCGTTCCGTCGCTGACAGTTCCGGAAGTACAGCTCGGAAACAAAAAGCCCGCTACGATCTCCGAACGAATCGCCGTGCAGAATAAGAAAATCGGCGCAATCGAAAAGAAGCTGGACGAGGAAAGAGCCGTGCTGAATGCAATGCTCAAGGAAATGAAGGCTCAGCCTGACTCAGAAGTCCGCCTATCCGATCTGCATAAGCACATGCGCGGACTGAAAGCGGTTGCTCCGCTGATTGCAATTTTCGCACTGGGTTTTTTTTTAACTTCGCAGGGCGTTGATTACGCCGTAAATGCGGAGGCTGGTGTACCTGTCGTCCTTGCCCCTCAGCGGGGTTTGGACGGCATTAACGTTCCTGACTGGGTGGCAACCAATGCCGTTGCTCAGGGGCGGCTTATCAAGGCGAATAAACAGCAGTATTTCGTGCTGACTGGAGGCACCACGTCAACCAACGTGCCTACGCACAAGCTCGGATCAGCTACAAACGGAACGGCCCTACTGTTGGCCGTCAGTGCCAAGTCTCGCGGAACGGATGGCGTACGGATCACTCAGGAAGCCGACGGTGCGAGTTGGTATCAGCGCGGGCAGACTTCCAGCACGAACGGCGGCGAGTTTGCGTACCTGAAAGGTCAGCAGTACGTAGGAAGCGGCGATAATGCCGTGAGCGTATGGCCGGCAGAGTCGATCAAATACAATGTGTCTGATGACTGATGAAAACGAAGCTGTCAGTAGTTCTCGTTTTGATTTCCGGACTGGCTTTCGGAAAGGTGTCTTCACCGTCCGGCGGAAGCGTTGATCTCACAGGACTGGCGTCCACAAACGACCTAGCAATCGAAAGAGAGCGGGCAATTTCGGTTGAGAACACCAAGGCAGACACCGGAACGGTTGCCGCTGTATCATCCAAGGTTGACGGTCTGGCGAACGGAACAGAGCCGTTCACAGCGATGACTCTCGACAGAGAGATAAACGTCTGGGGTGACATCGGACTGACGTACACGGATGTGGTGCGTTTGAATGATTCGGTAACGATCTCGAACAACTCAGTGTGGACTGGATGGACGACAACCGGCGACCTGCTCACGAACGGGATAATCTTTTTGACCTATGGTGAGTATCTACAGAGCCCAGTTCAGTCGAACGGAATTGCAAGTTACGAATATGCGTCATGGTCTGCCGGAAATGGAACGAGCTCCGATCCAACGCTGATGGTCGGGACAAACGTTGTTTCTGTTCCATACACCGGAACGAATGGTGTTCTGCGTATCACTGGCGGCACTACGATGGCCGGACAGACCGCTGGGGTTTATATCTCGAACGTAGTCATAACCGGATACGGAAACGTCGAAGAGGCGGCTACGGTAAAAACGGTTTCTGGGCTTCGTGTTTCCGGACAACCGTCCAACCCGAACGACGTTGTTCCGAAGAGAGTTTCGGATGCTGGAATCCAAAGCGCGAAAAACTATGCTGATGCAGAGATAGCGGATTACTCAGCCGATCCGTCGAAAACGATTGTCGGAGACCGTCTTGATCTGGGAAATTATACAGTGGTCGGTTCCGGCGCGTGGAGGGGTATAAACTTCACCCAGACAGCCGACACAGCAACCATCGGGACGCGCTTTGACGATGACATTATCACGCTGGAGTCCGGCCTTACGGTTGTCGAGCTGATCGAATTCACTCAGATCAATACCAACGTGTCCATGTCGATCTACGCTCAGAATATCATCGGCAATCCTACTATCGGAGTGACGACAAATCTGATGGTCGCGTTCGCTCCAATCGCGGCAACCATTACGGACTTAGGCGGCGGATATTACAATGCGGTTGTTGATGTGTCCGGTCTTGGATCATCGACTGGGTTTTTCAGGGCGTACGGAACGAGGGCACCCGCAAGTGCGGGATCGGTAAAGATCAATGCGGAGTTTCTTAATCTGGACGGCCACACGATCACGAACGTCTCGACGATTGTTTTTACCAACGGGTGGAGGATAGCATGTACAACGAACGGGCTGGGATTTGTTGCCCCGTAGAAAGGATCGTATGAAGAAACTGATTTTGATCTCACTGCTGGCCGGATTCATGCTGACCGAGGCTCAGGAAACGGTAGAGCTTTCTCTGGGTGTTGTGGTCAATGCAGACCGGATAGAATTTAAGTCGCTTGAGTACATCCCGTCGAGAGTTGTGACAAATGTTACTTATGACTGGGTTGACGTGACCGACATTCGTACGAATCTCTACTACGGAATGAAGCCGGACGAGGTTGTAACGAACGATGTTCGCAAACAGATCGAAGTGGTGTCGGTAGTAACGAATGCGGCGTACTGGGTTGCTCCGTTTGAGTACGAGATTCCGGCGGGAGAGCAGATGCTCATTGCCGGATCGCTGGACGCGCGACCGAGACGGAACGCGATAATGGACGTTCGTCTGGTGTTGTCGCACGAGCAGTTGGTTGCTATTCTCGGGAAAACGATGGCTGACAGCACGAGGGCGGCATCCGAGACATACGGCCCGCTTCAGGTAAGGGGAGCAATAGCCGGTGCGTTGAGGGGCGCGGTCATTCAGGTGATGGTTTCCGGAAACTGAGGTGATTATGAAATTTAGACTGTTTTTGATTCTAGTTTTGAGTTCGGCATGTGCTTTCGGGAAAGTTTCTGCACCATCCGGCGGCGGCGGATCGGAGCTTCCGGATGGAATTCTCACGAACGCTGTTGAGTCTGCTCTGTCCGGAACAGAAGGCGTTTTGCCGGACAGCAAGGCGGTCAAGGACGTTACTGACTCGAAGGCCGGAACGAACGATCTCGCTGTAGCAGTTGCCGGCGTAGAGAGCAATGTGACAGATCACGTAAATAACACGGGAAACCCTCATTCGGTGACGGCGGATCAGGTAGGTTTGGGAAGCGTAAATAATACGTCTGATGCGGATAAGCCGGTCAGCACTGCACAGCAGAACGCTTTGAACGAGAAGCCGGCGACGACCAACGTTTTTACAAAGACCGCGTATCCGAACATGGACACGGATTCGACCGATGATTTGACACTCGAAGACCTTCCGGTATCCGATCCGGTTTTCGCAACGGTGAACGGAACGTCCGACAGAGTTATGGTTACGGGAACGGGTGGGTCTTGGATTTATAACGGGGATTTCGTCATCACAATGACGGGCGACTTCGTAAAGCGAAGTGCGTGGCAGACGATCATCGGAAACAGAGCGTGGAGCGTTAATCAGTGGATCGGGCCGTTCTGCTTTTACATCGGAACGGATAATAAGCTGTACCTGAAAACTCGGTACACCGGAAGCGATTCGAGTGCGTATGTAAACGCGGCTGACTGGAGCGCGGGTTATCAGACGATCAGGGTTCAGAAAACGGGCACCAATGTGGTATTTTCGTCCGGAGGAACAAACCTTGTTTCGTCCGGATCAGCCAAAGCCTCACTCGATCAGAGCGGAGCGGCGGTTTACCTATTTGCAGATGTGGCGAGCGGTACTCCGGCGAATTTCTATTCTGGGCGGATCGAGTCGATCACGTTCGACGCGACCGCGAACACGGCGAAGAGCTTTTCATACACGTTCGATGCCGGAAGCGGAACGAACATTACCGATACGATCAATGCGTACGACGGTCAGGCAACCATAGCGAACCCTCCGGTATTCTGGAACTGGGCGCAGGTCGCAGGACTGTACGCCCCCACCGGATCGACTGCATCCGGACTATCTGGAAACATGTCCATGAGCTCGGATACGAATCGGTTTTTGTACTGGTTCAGTCCTACGGCGGTTTCCGGATCGACAACCGGAGTATGGTTGCGGGTGTCTGGAGAAACGTTTTGATCGAAAGGTTTTATCATGTCGGAGAAGTCGTATGAACTGTCTGAAACACAGCTTAGTTCCATCATCGCGTCGGGCATAAGGGAGTGGGAAAAGTCGCATGAGTGCAAGTTTCACAGCGAAACGGAGCGTCCGCACCTTCATGCGTTCGCGCGCGCGTGTAACCTGTACAAGGTCGGTGAAGATGACATACTCGTCATGGTGTACAACACGAAGTCGATGGGAACGCTGATTAAGAAGTCTCTGCTGTACGGGATGGCGGGAATTGTAATTGTGTTCTTGGTGGTTTTGGGTATTGTTTTGGTGCAAGACCCGATGTTCTTCGTGCGGAAGTTGTCGGAAAATTAAGGAACAGAAAAAGGAGATCGACATGGCGGAAGTAGCAATCATCGGAATCGAACGGATCAAGAAAGCCATCGCTGTTGCCGCAGGATTCGGTAAACAGATCGAGGCCGCTCTCGCGGACGGAAAATTTACGTTGTCGGACGCTCCGGCGTTTGTCGATGACATCATCGGGCTCGTTACGGTTGCTAAAGAACCGAAAGCCCTGCTCGCAGAAGTCAAGGATTTGAGTGCGGAAGAAACCGAAGAGCTCAAACAGGTATTCGAGGAACAGTTTGATCTCGAAAACGATGACACCGAGAAGGTGGTCGAACAGGGTATCATCCTGATCTGTCAGACCGGCGAGCTGGTGAGCAACTTCATCGCCTACGGTCAGCAGTTCCGTAAAAAGGATTGATGAACCGTGAGAACAGGAATCCCATCGTTTGTGGTGCAATTTGTCATCGCGCGATGGGATTTTTTTGCCCTGTTGCTGTTCTGGGCGGCTGAGAAGGTCGTACGGCTCACTCCTTGGAAGTGGGACGATCTGACGATAGATTTTATCCGATGGATCATAGCCAAGTGGAGACGACATGAAGGACGTAATTCTACTGATAAAAACGCTTCTAGATGCCGCCATTCAGTACATGAAGATCAAGAACAGAAGGATGGTGCTTGATGAATACGAACGCTGTGAAGACGAGGTTGAAGAGTTGGAAAAGGAAATCACTCGTTTGCGTAATGCTGGTCAGTTCGACCGCGCTGGTCTCCTGCTTAAGCGTCAAGCCCGTAGAGCGCGTCTCAGCGTCGGGCTGGCTTCGACTCCAGAGGGGGCAGACCTTCACCGCCCCTCGTGATATGATGCTGGCGGAAGAGTATGTTGTGAAGGATTTGCAGGATGAGTTGATCGACACCATCGAAGCACTCAGGAAGGCCGAAGTGAAAGCCTCAATAGGAGAGTAGTATGGCATTCAATGTTCAGGACAGTGACGGACTTGTCGAGGGCGCAAATGCCTACGTCGAAGTCGATGATATGAGGGACTATTTCGCGGATCGAGGGGTATCATTCGCTCAGGAAGACGATGCTCTCGAAATCGCAATCATCAAGGCGACCGACTACATCGATACGCGGTACAGTTTCAGGGGGTTCCGGAAGGCCGAGGATCAGGAAACGGAGTTCCCGCGATACGGTGACACCGTACTGCCTTCACGAATCAAAACGGCGTGTTATCTTTACGCGCAGTCGGCACTCACCGGCGATCTGTGGAAGACCGGCGACGAGGTGACTGAGGGCAAGGTGTCGAGCAAGAGCGAACAGGTCGGGCCGATTGTCGAGTCGGTAACGTACGCCAACGTGCTCGGCGGATACAAGGCGTTCTCTCAGGCCGATGAGGTGATGATGAAAAGCGGATATCTGCTGAATCCGGTTCGTGTAATTGGACGGGCATGAACTACGCGGCGAAACAGCTCAAGGTGAAGAACCTTCTCGGCAAGCACGGGCAGGACGTGGTGCTTCATTCGATCACCAGAACGTCGTCAAATCCGGCCAAACCGTGGGAAGTTACCCCAACAGAGTCCACGAGTACGGTAAAAGCCGTCCTGTTGCCCGTATCGGACAGTTTGGATCGTTCGACACTTCCCAACACCACCACCACGGACGAGCTATCACGGGTGCTTCTGGCGGCTTATTCGCTGGCGCATGATCCGGTCATCGGTGACTACATTGTCGATGCGGCAGGATTGAAGTGGACGTTCGTTTCGATTACGAAGCTCGCGCCGGCGGCGATAACCATTTTGTTTGACGGGATTGTAAAAAGATGAGCAACAAGGCGAAATATCTGCAAGATACGATTCTGGACAAGTTTAAGACCGGCTGGGGTTCAACGTCTCCGGTGGCTTGGCCGAACATCATTTTCAATCCGGATACCGGTAGCATCACGAAGTGGGTTCGGATCACGGTGATCGAGTCGGTTACAGCCAATGCGGACGTTGGCGGAACCCTGCGCCGTACGGTCGGAAACATCTTTGTTCAGGTTTTTGTCACGAAGGGAAACGGTACTTCGGACATGACTACCCTGTGTGATGCGGTTCTGAATGTTCTTGAACAGAAAAACTTCGGGACGTACATTGAGACAGGTAGGGGAAGCGTGGCCGGTGTAGGTGGCGATCCTAAAAGTGCTTGGTGGCAAGCCAACGTAGTAATACCGTTCAGGTTTGACAGTCAGACTTAAAGGAAAAGGAGAGAAATATGAGTGCAGGATTGTTTGTAGATGCTTCGGATTCACTGTTGGCTATCATCGAAGAGACGGATTGGGGAACAACCCCTTCCACACCGGCGTTTAAGCGTCTGCGGTTTACTGGTGAGGGTCTTGGTGCGAACGTAGAGTCGATCAAGAGCAACGAAATCGATCCGGACGCTTCGGTCAAAGACCTCGTGCAGAGCGGCGGCGGCGCAACCGGAGATTTCAACTTTGAACTGTCGTTCGGCGCGGAATTCGACCTTATTCTTGAGCTGGCTATGCGCGGTGACTTTGATGCGGCAACCCAGATTCTCAAGGCCGGATCGACGAAGAAGTCCGCAACGATTGAGAAGAAGCTGTCGAACGGCACGGACGACTACTATTTCCGTTACGCCGGTAGCCGAGTGAACAGCTTGGCACTGAATATCACGGCAGACCAGATCATCGGCGGAACCGTTGCGATTCAGGGTAAGAGCGAAAGCCTCGCGGCGGCGATCATTTCGGGAGCGACTTACGCGGTTCCGAACACCAATCCGGTGATGAGCGTATCAAACGTTCGCGCTATCGTGTTTGTCGGGTTTGAGAACGAAGTGGTTTTCAGCGACATGAGCTTCACACTCAATAACAACCTGCGGACACAGCGCGGTTTCAGCACAGCGACCACCAGCTTCCCCGATCTGGATGCGAAGGGCATCGGCATGGGACAGCGCGAAGTGACCGGAAACCTGACGGCATTTTTCAGCAATTCGGAGCTGTACACGAAGTTCATTTCTGGCGGTGAGTTCAGTCTTTCGTTTGTGCTGAGCGATGGAACGAACGGCTATTGCGTAACGTTCCCGCGAGTGAAATTCCAGACGGCAAAATCGAATGCCGGCGGAAACAACTCCGATGTTCAGCAGGCTATGACTTGGCAGGCTACGAAGCACACGTCCATCGGTACGGACATGCTGGTGTTCAAATTGCCGCTGGCCGCGCTCGGCCTGACGGTAACGGCAGAGGGCGACCCGCTACTGATGAACGTGGCGGGAGAGTACGTTCTCGCATCCGGCACGGCTGGCGAAACAACGGCTGTTTACGTACGTCGCGACGGAATGTTCGTGCTCAAGTACGTTTCGACCAAGTGGTATTTTCAGCAGGTGGGCGGCGATAAGTATTATGGCTGTGCCACCATCGACGGGACGTACACGGGCGAGACCGGATATACCACCGGCGGCGTTCCTACGGTTGCCGTCGAAGTGTAATTTCGCTCAATGTCGGGCGGATAAAAGGGAGTAGTGAATATGAGTTCACCTTATGCAATGTTCGGGACTGATTCCGCTCTGGAAGCGGAAAAGGGTGTCACCATCGATTACGGGCCGTTTTCGATTACGATCCTCCGCGCCGGCGGGTCTAACCGGAAGTACAAAAACGTGACCCAGAGGGAATACAGGAAGCGGAAACACGCGATTGACAGCGAGCAGATCAGCGAAGAAGAAAGCGCGAAGATGCTGGCCGAGGTCTATGCTGAGTCCGTTATCATCGGGTGGAAGGGTGTGCAGGACGAGACGGGCAAGGACATGAAGTGCTCCAAGGCCAACGTCGTCAAACTGCTTACCGACCTGCCTGAGCTGTTCCATGACATCCGGTCTAAGGCCGTCAGCATCGAACTGTTCCGCAAAGCGGAGCTTGAGATCGCATCGGGAAACTCATAGCCGCCTTACGGTGGGAACTGCGCGAGGGCAAAGCTTTCCGCAAGGCGGCACCGCTGTTTGAGAGTCAGGGGAAACCGTTACCTGAGAGGTGGGCGAACAGGCCGAAAATAGAGGACTCGCTGGTTTGGGCGTACTCCGCATTTTTCGATCTGACGCACAGCCGGCACCTTGGAATGGGTGTTGGCGGCATACCGTACGAGTGCGTTGCGTTCTACGCGAGGGAAAACGGGTTCGGCGACGATCAGACAGAGGAGCTCCACTACTTTATCCGCAGAATGGATGTGGTGTTTCTGGAGCATGTAGCCGATGAGCAAAGGACTTGAAAGCCTACCGGCCTTCTTCAACAGAATGGCCGAGCGGATCGAGAAGCGGGCGGCTGAAAAAGTCAGCGTGACCGGTCTTGCGATCATTCAGAAGATCGTTCCGGCTACACCGGTCGATACAGGCCGCGCTCGGTCGAACTGGATTGCCTCTAAGAACGAACCGGTTGCCAAAATACGCGATGAGATTGACGGCGGCGGCAGTATTTCAATCCGCGAAGGTGTAGCGGTTTCCGCGAGCATCAGGGGCGGAGACAAAATGTTCATCACGAACAGCCTTCCGTACATCGAAAGCCTGAATTCTGGCAGTTCAAAACAGGCTCCGGCTGGGTTTGTAGAAACTGCGGTTGATGCTGGAAAAGCGGCGGCGAGAAAGGTATCGTTAATTAAATGAGCGAAGAAACCGTCAGAGAGAAAATCATCATTGAGGTGTCCGAGTCCGGCGCGCGCGTCGTTAAGGGCAGTCTCAAAGACATCGGTGCAGGCGCGAATGATGCCAAAAAAGAGGTTTCCAGCTTCCGGAAAGAACTGTCCGAAGCGAAGGCGGCACTGAATGATATTGCGAAGGCCGGACGCACGGCATTCAACGCGATAAAGGTATCGATTGCTGTGATTACCGCTCCGCTCAAACTGATGATCGGACTGCTGGTCACGGCCAAGGCCTCGGTCATTGCGTTCGGGACGGCGGCAATCGGCGCGGCGGCGAAATACGAAATGTTCAGAGAGCGGTTGCGAACAGTTACCGGATCGGTGAAGGCCGCGAAGACCGCATTTGAAGAGTCGATTAAATTCTCGGTTTCAACTCCGTTCACTCCGGAACAGATTATCGACACGCGGGCACTGCTGGAGTCGGTAAACATCAAGGGGCAGGCCGCTGTTCAGGCGGTAGCAGAAGCCGCCGCCGGCATGAATAAGGACATTTCCGATGTGGCGAAGGCCGTTATCGCTCTCGAAAGCGAATCGCTTCGTAAGCTGGGTGTGCAGGCCGAACGGAACGGAAACAATACGAAGTTCAAATACAGCACGGCGGAACAGAAGGACATCACGAAAAACGTGACTGGGTTCCGCGAGGCGCAGGAAGCGTTGCTGGAAATTTTCATGGACAAGTTCGAGGGCGGTATCGTCCGAATGTCCACTACGATGGAGGGTTTGATTTCGACGCTGAAAGGCGCGACAACAGACTTCTTTGCTCGTTTTGGGGATGATGTTCTCGAATCTGCGAAACTGGTTGTGAAGGACATAATCGACGCAATGAACAGCATCGATCTGTCGGAGGCCGGAAAGCAGTTCGCAAAGTGGATCGACGAGGCGCGGGTCAATCTGTATGCGTCGGCTATGGTCATGCGCGACGTGTTTAAGGAAGCGGTTGCGGCTTCTGAGAGAAACGGAATCGGGGTTGTTGTAATAGCGGCCTTGAAGTCCGGCGGAGTGATTCTGGGGCAGATTTTCTTGGAAACCATGACGGCATCCTTCGCAATCTGGGAGGCCATCGGGCACGTTATCGGAACGGCCATCTACAACGCCCTGTTGCAGACGGATTTGCCGTTTTCCGGAAAGGTCAGGAAGACCGAGGCAACCCGCCGCGCGTCCGCACTGGACGAGAGTCAGGCGTTGGAGATCATCAAGCGGTTTGGTATGACAACCAAGAATCAGTTTGGAGGTCAGGATGCTACCGCGAAGGGGTTGCTGACGGGTTATATCGACAAGGGCACGAACGAGAACATGCGGCGCGAAATGGAAGCCGCGGTCATTTCGATGCACAGCCAGAGCACCGCAACCGAGACGCTTACCGTTGAACTCAAAGAGGCCGGTAAAAAGATCAAGGCTTCTGCGGATCGTATTGGAGAGACGGCAAAGAACGAGGTTCAGAGCTTCGTTACTACTGTGTCGGGCGGTAAAGGGTTCGACGTTGGCGCGAGGTATAACGCCTACAAGTCTGAGGCGGTACAGCGCGGAGAAACCGCCAAAAAAGATTGGGAGGCGGCGAAAGCTGAGCCAGAAATTGCCAAGCAGGAAATCTCTTGGTGGAAGGCCAGAACCAATGCGGTGCGCGAAAACCTTGACATGACATCCGAGGCAAAGGGCGTGTTCACCGGCGTTTCTGATGGGTTTACAGCATTCGGCGATGACGTGACAAATACCGCCGCGAATATGTCCGGGATTATGCAGGGAGCGATGAACGGTTTGGCAGGATCGATCCATTCAATGATGATGAGCGGAAAGGCAGACTTCCGGTCGCTGGCCGCGTCCATTGCGTCGGAAATTTCGCTGATGATTACTAAGATTCTGCTGTTCAAAGCCGTGTCAGGCGGAATGAACATGCTGGGATTCGGACTGGCACCTGCGGCGGCGGCACCCACACCAGCCGCTCAGTTCGGCGGTGTTATGCGGGCCGGACAGCCTACGCTTGTCGGCGAAAGAGGGCCGGAAATGTTCATCCCGCCGTCCAACGGGCGCGTTGTTCCGAACGCTCAGTCTTCGGACATTCTGGGCGGCGGCGGAAAGCAACAGCAGAGCATCCGGATTGTAAACGTGGTCGATCCTGCTATGGTGAACGACTACATGACCACTCCGGCGGGTGAGCGGGCGGTTTTGAATGTGCTGAACAGGAATAGAAGTGCTCTTCGGGGTGTTCTGGTTTAAGGAGACGATATGTACACTACAGGGACGGCGGCAAATTATCTGGAACTTCTCGAATTGTTGGTGAATGCGGCGACTATTCCGCACACCATCGAAAATTTGGCGTATGATGCGGGCAATACCGGAGACGGCGAGATCGGAACTCCGGTTGTGGTCGATGACGCTCCGAACGAAACGTGGACGCTGGTTTGTACCGGTGCCGGCCCGTCGGCAACCTTCTCGGTCACTGGGAGCGTCTCTGGAGCTCAGGCCATAGCGACAAGCGGCGTTGCGTACGATAACGGAATCGTAGCGTTTACAATCGCGGACGGAACTACGGCGTGGGCTGTTGATGATGAGATCACGTTCGACATCGAAGGTATCGGCGAAGAGGCATGGGAGGTCTTGCAGAATACCACGTCGGGATTTACCACGGACGGCTATGTGATCCTGAAAGGCTTCGGGATGAACGGCGATGAAGAGATTTTTGTCGGGATTAAGGCGTACCACAGCGATTCACTGCTGTACTGGAACTGGTCTTTGCAGGGGTACACCGGATACA